GTCGCCTTGACGGTGTAGGTCTGCCCGCCGACCGTCACCGTATCGCCCGCGGTCGGCATCACCCCGGTGGAGGTCAGCGTGGTCGCCGCGGCCACCGCCGCCCCCCGCCGGGTGATGGTGCCGGTCGCGTCCGTAATCACCAGCGCCGACACCTGCGGGTGCGCCAGTGGCGCCGTCAGGGTGGCCGCATCCACCACCAGCAACTCCGTCGCCACCGCCGTGGTGTCCACGTCCGGGTCCAGCACATTCACCACCACCACGATCGGCCCGTTGCCCTGATCGAAGATCGCGTCCAGCGCCTGCGGGATGGTGAAGCCCGCCCGGGGCTGGCCAAAGTAGCGCACCGCATCCCGGTCATTGGTGACCAACTGAATCTGGTTCAGCGTCCGCTCACCCGCGGCCACATCGAGCAGCGGCGCCGTGCCGATCAGCCCGATGACCGCCGTCTTCACCCCGCGGATCGGCCGCGGCCCGATGTCGAGCTCGATCGTCTCGACGCCATGCAAAAAATTCGCGGACATCTCAGGCTCCCGTCTCAGTCTCAGGCTTGGGGTCGGACTTGGCCGCGCGCCGGCCCCCCGGCGCCGACTCCGGCGCCGCTTCCGGCGCCGAGGTCGGCGCCGGGTCAGGCCGCGCGGTCAGCAACCGCCGCGCCACCAGGGTGTGCACCCACTCATGGTCCGCCGGCAGGTCCACCGGCTGCCCCGGGTGCAGCGTCACATCGCGCGGCGGCCCCCCGTCCCCCAGGCGTAGCGACACGCTGGACACCGGGCCGTGATAATCAAACATACTCATGGGTCGAAATGCTCCTTAGTGATGGCGCCGTCGGCCGCCAGAGTGATCTCACAGCGCGGGGTGTAGCCGTCCAACAGCGTCACGTGCTTGAGCAGCGGCCCCGTATCCGGCGCCCGGTCCGCGATGGTCAGGGTCTTGGTGTCGAACTCACTGGCGTACCACCACAGGCCCGCGTGCTCCGCCAGGAAGCGCTCACTGGCCGCGGTCATCGCCTCCCCATCCGGCGGCACCCAGCCCACGAGCGCCAACCGCAGCCGGTCCAGGAAGGCAATCGCCCCCTCGCGCCCCCACAGTTGCCGCGTCACCACCGTCATGGTCAGGCGCAGCCGGCGCTCCTGCACCACCATCCCCAGCGGTTGCGCCGGGCCATGGGTGGAACTGGCATAGCCCACCAGCACCGCCCCCAGCGGCGCGTTCAGCCGATACTCCTGCGGCAGCCCCGGGAACAGCTCCACCACCAACTCCGGCAGCGCCGCGCCCAGGTGGGCGAGCGTGGCGTCGATGAGGGAGAGGGTGTCGGCCATGGGGTCAGTGGTCAGCGGTCAGTGGTCAGCTATCAGCTATCAGCGGTCCGCTGACGGCTGACCGCTGCCAGCGTCTTCACGACCGCGGATACCGCGCGAATAAATCGGCGTTAAAGAGCCGTTGCGGCGCCTTTACCAGCACCCGCCCGGACTCCGGCGCCAGGGTCTCCGCCCCGGGCGTCCCGGCCCCGGGCAGCGCCAGACTCATCTTGCCGTCACGCACCGCGTCCAGGGCGCTCAACGCATCCTTGGCCGCCGTGCGCACCGCCTCCGGCAGGTCTTGGCCGTCCGGCCGCCGGCTGTAGAGCCACAGGCGCGCGAGCGCCAAGGCCCAATCCTTCAACTCCCGCGGCACCGCCGCCAACGGCAGCGCATAGCGCTGGCGCAGCCGCGCGTCGATCTGCCCATCGGCATAGGCCCGCGCCTCCGCCACCACCGTCCAGTCCGGCAGCAGGGCTTGCGGATCGTCGGCCGAGAGTTGGACCAGGGTCCGCTCCGGGATCAGCGACAACAGGTCGGGGTCGGTGGTGTAGCTCATGGCAAGCGCTCAGCTATCAGCTATCAGCTATCAGCCGTCAGCTGTCCGCTGACGGCTGCTTACTCGGCCGATGCCTCGACGACGGGCTCGACGACGGGCTCGGCAACGGGCTCGGCAACGGGCTCAGCGACCGGCTCGGCCGGGGTGTTGGCGACCACGGCCGCGGCCAAGGTGGAGGTCTGCGCGTCCAGGTCGTTGGCTAGGGCCAGCAGGGCCTCCTCATCGTCCTCTTTGAGGGCGGCATGGAGGCGCGCGGACAGGCCGGTCAGCAGGGCGACGGCCGCAGCAATCACGGTCTGGTTCTCGGCGACCTCAGCGGTCAGGGCATCCAGGGTATGGTTCATGGTCGTTAGTCTCTGTAGGATCGAAAGAAGGGCCAGGCCGATCGCCAGGCCCAGGAAAATTGCAGTCGTCATCGCCGACTCAGGACGGCGCCACTGGCGTCGAGAACAGATAGCCCGCCGACTGCCAGCACACCAGTTCCTTGACGCTCTCAGTCACCTTCACCACCTGCACGCCCTTCTTGCCCCGCGTGGGGTCGAAGTAGGTGGAGCCCACCCGGCCCTCGAACTGCGCCGTGATGGCAAACACCGGCTCCACCATCTGCGCCGCGGTCGGGTTCCCGGTGCGCGTCAGCGCCGCATAGTTGCCCCACACCGCGGCCTGGACCAGCGCCTGCCCCTTGGCCGCGGTATCCTTCCAGGCGTTGCCGACCAGCACCCGGTCCAGGCCCAACTCGCTGGCCACATCGGCCGCCAGCGCCGTGCCGCGCGTCGACGCGGAGCCGTACAGCCGGGCGATGGTGTGGGGGTTACGCTTGAGCGCCAGCCACACCGCCGCGCCCAGCGTCAGGGTGTTGGGCCGCACGATCATCCCGGCGATGGCATCCTCGATCGCATTGAGCGGATAGCCGTTGGCGTCGTCCCAGCGGTATTTGTTGGCCGTGCCGTCCAACGTCACCTTCAGGCCGCTGGCATAGTTGGCCGCGTCGAACAGCAGCGCCGCCACCCGCAGCTCGCGCAGCCGCAGCATGGTCTGGGTCAGTTGCTCGGCCGCGATCCCCCTCGGATCGGCCATGTTCGCCGCCGCCGCGGCGTCCACATCCTTCAGCGGCACCGGGGCCTCCAGCCCGCGGTCCACCACCCGGTCGGTCGCATCGGACGCGCTGAACACCAGTTGGTTCGCCGCGCCGGTGCGCCCGATCAGGTCATCGGGGGTCTGGAACAGGTCCTTGGTCGTGACCAGGGTGTACTCGAACAACTCCCCGGCGACCGGCACCCGCGGGCACACCAGGTCCGCGATGTAATCCTGATTGACGACGGCCATCGCGATGCGCGTAAGCGCCGGCACGATGGTGAACGGCTGGCCATTGGCCGCGACTGCAGTAGGCATGATGGGCTCCGAAGGCCAGGGTTACAGAGTGGACGGCAGCAAGCGGTAATAGGTCCGCACCTTGAGCGGCGAGTTGCCGGTCGCAATCTCCCCCGTGCTCAGGTGCAGCACCAGCGCCGCGTTCGCCACCGGCAGATGGGCCGCGGTCGTCACCGGCAGCACGATGCGCATGGCGTCCGCGGTCGCGGCCAGGAACGGATCGGTCTCGATCGTCGCCAGCAGCGCGCCGCTCGCGTTGGTATAGCGGATGGTCAGGTCTTCACCGGCCGCGATGCCGTCATAGGCGGTCGTGTTGTAGTCCAGGAACACCTGGAACATCGTCGGTGCCACGATCAGCCCGGCCCCCGGGGCCGCCACCAACTGCACCGGGGTCGCGTTGAGCGTCAACACGGCCGCGGTCGCGACCGTCACATCCGCCTGGTACAAGGGCGCCCCGTCGGCATCCCCGGCCGCGTGCAGCAGCATCGGCACCACATCGCCGACCACGCCGGACTTGAGCGCCACGCCGCCCACCACGTTACCGCTCACGGCCGGGATGCCGCGGCCCGCACTGTCGGCCGTGAGGCGCTGCCCGCGCGTCACGGTATCGCCCAGCGTGACCTCGCCCACCCCGACCAGCGTGATATCCACCGGCTCGCCGCTGGCCGCGCCGACCTGGCCGGACAGCCCCAGCAGGCCATCGGTCGCGGCCGTGGCCTGGATCAGCAGCGTATCGCTGGTGCCGAACGTCAGCAGCCGATAGGGCAGGATGGTCCCGCCCGCCGTGTAGGTCTTGTCTAGCAGCGGATTACGCCACATGGGTCAGATCCTCGTCAGCCTCGACCGCGGCCACCGCCGCGGCGAAAGAAATCGGATGGCCGGCCGCGTCCTGCGCAGCCT